TAAAAAGGATTACCTGTTGCAAGGCCTACAAGTGGACCTAGATATTGTTCTAAATCACCCGGTATGGCTTTTCTAATTTGTGATACAATTTTTTTGAGAAAGAACTCTGGTTGTCCTGTGACAGGATTCTTTGAGTTTAGTTCGTTACCTACAATGTATCTGCCGGGTTCAATACCCATTTCCATCATTGTTTTAAATAACCGTTTTTTCAATACAGGGTTTTGATCTAAAACCTCCATTGGAACAACGGTTTCGCCTTCTGCTGCATGCACTATATACGTATCTTCATAACGACCAAGGCCGCCAATCTTTGATACGAAATTCTTAAATTGATCTAGTGCTTGTAATCCCTGCATGCTTATTTCATGACCTCTCCGAATATGTCTAGGCTATTCACCTTTATAGCGACATCGCGTTTAATATCTTTTTCTTCTGTGGAAGTTGCAGGGTCTTTTACGTCCGCTTGTGCTTCATCTTCACTAGCGTATTTTTTACCTGTTTGCGCATTAGTGACTGTTATTGATGTTTCAATCGGTAAGACATCTGGAGTCTTCTTACCTGCTAATACGTTTTCGTCCTTTTTTATACTCATTTTCCCATCCTTTTGCAATACTTAATTAACAATTCCATTTTCTAAGAGACTTATTTATCCTAGAATTTGGATCTCTAGCTGTCTTTGCACTCGTTAAACGTTTCTTCATACCTTTCATACGTGCACAAAATGACTTACGCCTTTTAGCAGCTTTTGAGCCTTTCTTCAACTTAGAAGGTTTTGTTGTAACAGCGGTCTTTAACTTTGACCCGGGGTTCGCGGCGCGATAAGAAGCTACACCTTTTCGGTTTAATCCACCCGATTTGCTTTTACCTTCTTTACGTTGCCATGCTGGAGTCTTAGCCATTATGAATACTTTGTCCTTTTACGTTTACTTTCCATTATCATACCACAAGCTCTTGCTAAATCTTTAGGATTTTTCTTAGAGTTCTTTTTACGTTTTTGTGATACTGATAACTTTTTTTTCATTATGATTTTGCTGTTTTAGCTGATCTTTTTAAAGCTTTAGCTGATACTGTTCCTTTACCTTTTCTACTTGTTCCAGCTTTTTTTCTTTTGTTCATGTAGTAGTAAAGTCCTTTTTTAGCAGTTCTGCCATCCTTAGTTTTATGATATCCTTTTTTCATTATTTTTTCCCCTTTTTCTTTTTCATTTTAGCAGCAGTAATAATATCGCCTCTAGTTATTTTTTTAGGATCTCCGTACATAGCAGCTAGCTTTTTCTTTTTCATTTTCTTCTTTGTTTTACCACCTTTTTTGTACATCATTCCGCCACCCATCATTTTAGGTTTCTTATCTTTATCTTTTTTACTGTGACCATATCCCGGCATAGTTTTCTCCTTATGTTATGTACTAGATATTTCTAATACGCTTAGTATTGCATGCAAGTCTCCACCGTTCTGAGCTTGCAGTTTTAAAATCTCCGATTCTTTTAAAATTAATGGAGACGTAGAAAAAGAATAACTGTTAAACAGTTCTTCTGATGTTCCTTTTTGAACAACTCTATTTGTTTCTAACGTGTAACTTACACTGTTAGAATCAACAACATGCGAAGATACTTTACAATCATTTTCTTCATCAATGTTTGTTACACGAAGAGATTTAATAATAGCAGTTGTTTCACTAGGCACAGTATACAAAGTACTCAATTCATTTGTTGTTAGTATTGCTTTATAATTTGTATACGCGTTAGCCATTTAAGATAAAAACCATGTTTTCTGTTCTTCTTCATCTGCTAATGTAACAGGTGTATAAGTAGTATTTAATACTAAAATCATTTGTTCTAATGTTTGTACAAGTTGTGACATTTGTTGTCTGTCATATTGTTCCGGTGCTTGTGGTAATAAAGGTACTACAATTTTTGTCATTATAAACTCCCTATCATATCATTAATTGACACAATTCCACCTTGTGCTCTGTTTCTTAAATTAGGTCTTGAAGGACGTGGAGAACGTCGTTGTGCTGCTCTACTTCGTGATCGTTGTTGTCTTCGTGATCGTTGTCCTCGTTGTGCTGCTCTACTTCGTGATCGTTGTTGTCGTTGTTGTTCTTGTTTTTGCGTGCCTCGTTGTCGTTTTTGTCTTGTAGTTGAAGCACCCGCTGCTCCTCCTTTTACAGCTTCTTTTTTTGAAATTACTTTTGCCTTTTCCTTTTTTGCCTCTGCTATTTTCTTTTTTTCTGCTGCTGATACAACAGCATCTGCCACTGTTTCAGCCCCAAGTCCCAAATAACCTAAAGGTCCCGGAATCATTGATGTTGCTGCCATACCAGCTCTAACAGGTTGCCCTTTTGCAAATCTACTTGCAGCGCTAGCTCCTCCTAAAGCAATATTAGCACCGGGTAAAAATCTTGCAAAAAATTTAGTTAACTTTGATTTTGGTATTGCTTTAACTATACCACTATTTTGAACTCCTCCAAGATTAAAAGCTGTATTTGCAATTCCTGCTGGAACTTTTCCTTGAAGATGACCATACATATTTCTACTAAATTGAATAGCGTCTTTAGGAGCCATGCCAACAAAAGGATCAACTAGTGTTGAACCAAATTTTGTTCCTCTTAAAGCACTTCCTTTTCCATACATTTTAGCAATATCTGATGCATCATCACCAACGCCAACAAAAACTCCTGTATTTCTAAGTCCCGGAGTAAAAAGATCATCTAATTGTGGAATTGGTTTTTTTCTAGTAGGATCAAATCCTGTTCTTATAAGATTTGCAGCAGAATCAGCCGTCTTTGTTGCATGAGCAATAGGAACCATGTCTCCCATTTGTGCTACTTCATCTGCAACACCAAAATATTTTGGTTGATTAGCAACTAATTGTAATGGATCCAAAAGGCTTTCATTATAAAATCCTTCATCCAATGTATCTCCTGTTGTATATGGTAGATATTGTTTTACCATTAGTATCTCCTTCCAAATAATGAACCTAAACCACCAAATCCAAAAGGACTACTAAATGGATTAAACATCGGGCGTTGTGGTTGCATAACTTGTTGTGGCTGTGCCTTTTGCATATTTTCAAGACTAGCAATTTGATTACCAAGACTACCTAAACCTTTATCAACACTATCTAGTCTATTACTAATTGTTTCAAACTGTTTTCCCATACCACCTATTTGTTCATTAAAACCACCAAGAGCATCTTGATACCCTGTTAATTGTTCACCAAACCCACCTAATTGTTTTCCAAAGTTTTCAAATTGACTAGAGTAGTCTGGTTCCACCGTTTGCAAGAGCGGCGGCATTCCCGGCATTTGAGATATTGGTCCCGGAAGATTAAAATTTCCGGTTCCCGGATTTTCAATTTTAGTAGGACGTAATATGTCTGCCACTGTATCAAAATTTCCTATATTAGCGTCTGTAACAGCAGGAGGCATACCCATAAGAGGATGTTGACCCATTGGTAGATTACCGGGATCAGAGGGTAGAAGTGTTTTTATAGGATTAAATTGTCCATATCCCGGATCTATAAATTGCTGATTATGAATTCCTAATCCTCCTTGGGGTGGTGGATTAAATTGCCCAACTCCCGGATCTATAAACTGAGTATTATTTATATTACTTCCAACTAAATCATCTAACGCCATTACCCGCCTCTCATTCCGTCTGGTTTCATATCTAATCTAAGAGTACCATATCGCCATTTATCGTCAATAGCATCGCTTGATATTCTTACAGCTATTTGTCTACCACGTATTCGTGTATCTTTTTTTGTTGTGCTTGTTGTAATTTCAAAAGGACCATGTGTTTTTTGTGAAGCTGTTGGAAAAGGTCTAGTCTTCATTGTCATATCTACAGCGCCTGTTTGATTTTTAAAGTCTGGTACAAAACGTGCAATAGACATAAACTGCTCACCGTCTTGTATATCTATATCACCAGATTCAATATGATTTGCCATAGCCGCACCATCATCATTTACACCTGTCTCATGTAAATACACAAAAGTTCTACCTGCTTTGAGTCCATTGATTGTAGAGATACTAGCTGTAGTATCTGTAGAATCAAACTCAGCCGCATAAGGCACAGGATACACACCACTGTCTGCCCATGAGCTTCTTGCTAATGTGCCAACATACCATAAGTTTTCTGCATAATTATATATAACAACTTTATCTATTTGATCAGATCCACTTGATGGATAAAACCACATAACTTCATTAAAGTCTGAATTTGCCGCACAAAATATATCTTGTTTTGCATTAGCGTTGATGTCATCAAATACATGATCTTGTACTGTGCAAGGTATTTTTTTTACTGCACCATCAAACATAAAGAATGACTCATCGCTCATCCAAAATGCTGTACCAGATACATCAACTGCCGCATGTATTCCTACAGCACCACATTTAGAACCAACTTGTTTAAATCCAAAAGTAAAAGGTGCACCAATAAACTGCATTTGATATAATGCAGTATCTGTCCATACCATTACCGCACCCCTTGATCGAACAGCAGTTTGTATTAAATTTCCATCTGTTAATCTTTTTGATCCCGCTGTATTAGTTGCCGTTGGTGTCCATGTGCTTGTTGATTCTTGTGAAGACCAACGAATAAACATATTATCTTGTGTTGATGTTGATCCTATTGTTGTCTCTGTACCAAAACAAATAACGTGTCTATCATCACCAGAGACTAACATAAATCTTGATTTAGTAGGTGAACCGCTTACTTCTGTTGTAGAAGCTAAGTTACTGGATAATCCTGCTGACGTGTCCCAATAAAATAGTCCACCATCAAACTGTAATGTTAAAACATCTTCACCCCAGTTATCTAAAGCCCATTTTCCAGATTGAAGTAAAACACCTTCACCACCAGTTAGACCTTGACGAGTTGTATCCCATGTGCTTGAACTCCATGTGCCTGCACCCCAACCATAACCAAAAAGTGCTACCGCTGCTCCTGTATTTATTTGATAGGTTGCTGTTGCTGTTCCGGTGGTCGCGGACGCAGAAGCATTAGCTGGCGCCTCTATAGTATATGTACTAGAACTAGGCACCGTTAATATTTCGAACTCACCTTGTAAGTTAGCTTGTGTTAAACCACCGACTGCACCACTGACACTAGATATAGTAACAAAGTCACCAATCAATGCTCCGTGGTCCGCGTCTGTTACAGTAACGGTTGATGAACCGCTTGTTGTTGCAAATTGTGTTATGCTTCCTGTCGCGCGCGTAGGCGTGATATCAGCATAACTATTTTCTGAATATGCGTAGAGTTTTTTGTTTGTGCCGTAGATAGCGTACTTAACGCCTTTGAGATCGGAGTAAGTAAGTATTGCTCGAGTTGCGCCGACGAGAGCATCACTTGTTACTTTTTCCCAGCCACCTATTTTTTCCGGTAAACCATATCGAAAACGAACATTATCACAATCAACCCATTTACCTTCTGCACCGTATTCGGTATTTTGTTTATCTATACCCGGCGCTATTTGCAGTTTTGTTAACGGCATTTAAGCTCCTAGTTAGTTGCGTAGTATGGTATCCAAAAATCAGTGCCTTTTACATTGATACGAATATGACCTGTTAAACTTCCTACACTTGTATCTGTTGTTAAACTTGCTGATTGGTCAGAAGCTTCTTCACCATCAAATCGAATAAATTCTTGATCTGTGTCACCTTGATCTAATGTTAAAACAGCAATAGCTCCAGTTGAACTTGCTTGATCTATTGTAACAAATGCACTTGTAGGAGAGTCTGTTCCAAAACCTATTTTATCTGCTGAACCATCTATAAAAAAAGCGTGATCTAATGTGTTTGTTTCCGCTCTAAAGTCTACAGAAGCACCAGAGTCATTAAATGTAAATCCACCACCATCAAAGTCAATCGCACCAGTTGCTTTTACACCACCTACAACGTGTAACTCTGTAGAAGGAGAAGCAGTTTTAATACCAATCCTATCATTACCTGCATCGAGATAAAGAAGGTTTGCATCGCTACTACCGGCAAATCTTGCATCTAAATCTGCTTCTGAAGTATTATAAACAAGAGTACCACCATCAAGTGATGTATTACCACTGACTGTTAATGTTCCATTAGCTTTGATATCACCTGCATCTTTAAGTACATCAAACATTTCAGAACCATCAGAATATAAAATATGTTTTGATGAAGCTACTAAGTTTGTTGCTGTGCCGCCTGCTGGTTTAAATCCTAAAGTATAGGTTCCCATTGTTGTTGCATTATCAACAATGTACCAGTTCTCAACTGCTTCACACTGCATGGTAGTATTACCAGTAAGTGTGCCTGTTAGTTTGATGATCGCATTACTTTGTTCATCTGCTGTTGTGCCGTCTGTTGCAGTTAAAGAGTCTGTTGTACTTGCAATTGCTACAGACACATAGCCTTTAACGGCTGATTCCATTTTTGTTAAATTGTTATTTGTTATTGTACCCCATGTTCCCGAGTTTTCCCCACTGGCTTGGAGTTCGAGATTGAGAGTACTTGAGTATGTTGATGCCATTT